TCTTGCATCCCAATTGCTTGAGTAACCCGCACTTGCGGCGTAGTTTTTAACCGCAGCAATATGGTCGCGCACTGTAGACGGAGAAACACCCAAGACACCCGCCGCTTTGGCAACAACCTCACCGCAGTCTTGCCACGCTTTAATCGCTTCGCGTTGGCGTTCTGTCTTGGCGTAATCAAGTAAACTCATAAATGCACCTAACGACTAGCGATGAGATGAGATTAAGCATCATTTTGGCATATCAGGCCATTCTATATTCCACGGGAAACCTTCTTGGTCTGGTATTGCAAGTAATGCGTCTCGATAATTTATCCATTCTTGCTTTTTTTCTTCATTCATTAAATTCCATCTTATTGGATTTAATCTGTCTACTTGATTTCTTAATCTATAATCTCTTTCTTCTCTTTCATTCATTGCTCTGAAATTATCTTCTTCTTGTATTTCTTCTTCCGTCATAGGTCTAGATTGGTATTGTTGTACATAAGTACCAGAATTAGATAGAAGAATTTCACTTTCTTCTATAACTTCATATTTTTTTGCCGATGGCTTTTGACCGTATTCATAAATTCCAAAGCCTGCTAATTTGGCTATTTCTTTTGTAATGATAACTTTATTTCCATTAGGAATTAGTTGTCTAAAATTAGCTTCTATAACCGGATAGCCTATAGCTTCACCATTTTCTAATTTAATAAAAAGCATTATAAATCACCTACATTAGTTGATGGCCAAGAACGACCGTTTCCCCATAAAATACGAACAGCCCCACCTCCTCCAGGTCCACCTCTAGCGTCTGAATAATTACTCGGCGCTCCTGTGCCTCCACCGCCGCCAAAAGCGCCGCCTATGTTACTATTATACTCATTTAAAGAAGTGCCTACTGGAGCATCAGCGCCGCCGCTTCCTCCTTTCCCGCCAGAATCTGCAAACACGCTAGAAGGAAGCCCTGCTGAAGCTCCTTCTCCATATATTCCTACTCCACCACCACCCCATGAGCCTTGGCCGTCAAAATAATATGCGGCAGAACCGCCGCCTCCGCTCGGAACGGCAGGAGGAACTGAGTTTGTTGTTGCAGAATCTCCTCCGTTGCCCGAATATCCTCCCGCCCCGCAAGCGCCACCACGGTTCTGAGTTCCCGCACCACCTTCACCGCCTCCATCGCCTACTCGACCACTTGTTCTTGGTGTTGGCCCTGAGTTTGATGCTGGTCCCTGCCTTCCTCCCTGCGCATAAACAGTTGATGAGTCTTTAAAATAAGAGCTACCACCATTTCCACCGAGCGTGTTACTAGTTAAAGTTCCAGATGCTCCTACGCCTACACTAACCGTATATGTGCTTCCCGGAGTTACTGCTATATTGTTTTTCCACGACAAAGCTCCACCACCACCACCATTTCCATCATGATATTTTGGACCACCACCGCCACCCCCAACAACCACAACATGAACAGACGAAACTCCCGCAGGAGCTACCCAGTAATATACTCCTGAACTTGTATATGCTACTTGACCAATAGGAACTCCAGTTGTAAAAGAAGTTCCATTAGACCATTCAGAATAACTTCCCTGAGTATCTTTGTATCTTACTCGCCAGTAATGAAGAGTCGTTGCTGCTAATACTGAAGTTTGATATTCAATTGATTGACCAACTACATCACCACTATCAACTACCAAATTTGAAAATCCAGAATCAGTTGCAACTTGCCATTGACTTGCAGCAATAGCAAAACCATCCAAATTAACGTAAGTGCTTCCTATTAATGTTGGGTCTACAAGAGTATCTGTTGCCCCCTGAGCAGGGCTTACATTATATGGAGTTCCAAAAGAGATAGCAGAGGATTCTTCCCAAGATGGGTCAGTGCCATCTGTTGATAAAAATTTTCCTGCGTTGCCAGTTTGACTCGGTAATACTCCAGATATTTTAGTCCAGTTTGCGTCGAGACTTGGGTCGGTCGTTCCGCTAGTAGCAGTCTCAGCACGGTATGTCTGGTAATTAACCAGAGAGATAGCCGCATCTCCTTCTGCGTATGCTTGACCGCTTACCCATAGAGCAGCACCTGCCACATTAGCCGCAGCCGTAGCACTTGAAGCCGCAGCGCTTGCGCTTGCAGCAGCCGCAGTAGCATCTGCGTTTACCTGAGCAATGTCTGTGTTCATTACGCCTATGCTAGTATTCATTTCACCTTGAAAAGTTACTATGGCAGCAAGAAAAGCGTCAGCACGAGTTACAAAGGTTGCAGGTGGGTCAGTTCTAGCGGGTGCAACTGGTAGTGTCGATAGCGTTGGGATAGTCATTAGGTCAAGCCCTCTATAGATAAGGTACACATAGACACTACTGGTCCTGTGAGTAATACATCAAATTCACGATAGTATCCGTAGATAATTGTACCTTCGGTATTATCTTCTGCAATCCAAACACTGGGCGTGGTTCGCAAATCTGTCAGAATCTTTTTAACTTCTGCAAATCTTCCTGTTTCAATAACAACATCAATGTCAGCTTCGTCAGAATAAGTACCTGCGGTAATTGTCGTTCTACCTTGAGCGTCAACTGACTTAGTTGAATAGTCAATAATACCAAACGAAGCGCCGTATTGTGAATCACCGATATTTGTCGAAGTTCCTAGAACTAGCGCGCCAACTTTAGCAGTTTGTCCAGTATCAGTGAATGTGACATCAATAACTGCCGCTGAGTAAGGTGGCAAACCTAAAACGCTTAACTCTTTTTTACGGTTAATAGCTGTGAAGAAGTAGTCATACCAGTTTGTTATTCCTGAGAACGATGTCATTTGAAAAGTTTGATTATAAACTTCTCCTTCAGATGGGTCTGTAACTACGACCGTAATACTCGCACAGTCAACATTAATAGCAGCAAGAGCTGTAGTAACTGCCGCAGGAGTTATGCTTACATCAATAATATCAGCTTGCGTTGTTTGCTCTTGTACAACATCGTTAAACATTTTCCAACGATTAGTGCTAGAAACTCTAGTCCACCAAGTGCCATCGTCTGTTACTGGGTCATTACCAACATTTGCACTCTGCACTGATTCATAGATGTTATGGATATTAGGCGTAGTAACGATTACACGGTCTGTAGCGGCGTAGGTAGTTCCTACAAGCCACGCAGCGTAATCGTTTTCAGGAACATCCGTAGTGGTTAAAGTAGTATCCGTAACCGCTTGCGACTTAATAACCTTCATTCTATGCCCTCGTTGGCGGTAGACCGTTCTTATCCCAACGATCTTCGATTCTGGCAGTCTTCGCAACAGACTTAGCCACAACCATCATCAAATCATTAAGATTCTGGCGCAATCCTACCATTTCAGCCGCCATTCTGTCAGTAGCCGCTACTTGTGCTGATGTTTGGACTCTTTCACCTGCGTGTAGCTCTGCAATGTAACCATCGTAAGGAACGCTTGATAGACCGCTTTGATGCGAGCCATCAACACTTAAAGTCATTCCGCTGTTATTGCTATCAGTAGCACTATCAAATCTATTACCAGTTCCCACTCCTAAAGTTATATCAGAACCGCTAGAGCTTCCACCAAGCGGACCCATACCGCTTGCGTTAATAATCTTGCTTGCTCTTGATATAATTCCTGCCGTAGTTCCATCCCCAATGACATCAGAAATAACGCTAGAAGCAATGCCATTTCTAGCACCAACTGCGCTTATCCACTCAGACGCATAACGATTGACCTGATCACTTAACTTTGCGCCTTTCATTTTGTTTTCTTCGATAAATATTCCTAGCACTGTTCCTGCACCAGTGCCTTCAACGCCGTAACCGTTAAAAGTATGACCTGCTAGGTTTACACTTAAGCCTAAATCTTTCGCCATACCTGTTAGTGTTGCGTCTAACTCCCTGAATGGAGCAATAGCTGTTGCCACTTCTTGGTCATTTGCGTTTTGTTTAAACCCTAAAGGCGTATAGCCAGATGCAAACGATTGTAAGCCTCTAACAATATTGGCTTCGCTCATTCCGCCAGTTTTAGCAGATGTTAAACCCGCAGTCTTTGTAGGTGTACCTCCGCTATCTAGTAATTTAGCAGCAACATAAGCAGCCAGTATTGCGACAGCATAAGGACCAGCAGAAGCTAAAGCAGAGCTAAAGCCCCCACTTCCTGCCGCAGTGCCTGCCGCCGCAGTTCCAGTAGCAGCAGTTCCACCAGCCGCAGCAGCAGCAGCGCTTCCCATCGTTGCAGTACCAGCGGCGATAGCAGCTTGAGATGCCGCAGCGCTTCCTACCGCAGCAGTGCCAACAGCCGCCGCAGTGCCAGTAGCGGCAGCTCCTATTGCTGCATTAGCAGCCATCGAAGAAGTCCCTGCGGTCATAGCAGTTCTGGCAGCAGCAGCGCCTCCACTTCCACCTACAATAGAAGCTATTCCCGATGCAGCTTTTGATGCCATTGAAGCAATGCTGCTTCCTATAGTCGCAAATATTGAGCTAAAACCGCCAGAAAGAGTAGACAAAAATCCATTAAGACCGCCGCCACCAAAGATAGCGTTCATAATTTTTTGAGCAGCAAGTTCGGCAACCATTCTCTTAAAACCATCAAGAACAGATTCAAAGAATGATTTAAAATTTAATTTTCCGTCATCTAGCGTTTTATAAATTAAATCACCAAAAGACTTTTGAACATTTTCAATCATGTTCTTATGTATTTCTTGAGCATCAGTTAATTCTTTTACCGATGCTGTAGTTGCTTTATGTTTTGCTTCTGCATCAAATAAAGTTCCAGCAAGGCTTTCAATTTGCAAACGCTCTTCTAAAGTTGCATCAGCACCAAGTTTTAATTGTTGGTTATATAAGAATTGTTCGCGTTCAGTCATTCCTACTTGAGTCATTTGCTGATCGAGAGACGCTGTTAATTCTTTATATTTATCCGTTTGGGTTGTAGTTACATCAATGGAATCTCTTTGAGTTCCATTTAGTCCTTCTAACATTGCTAGCGCTTCACCTGTAACATCTGCAAAGTCGCCTGTTGCTATAGTTCCTGCATTTACGAGCGCTTCTCTACGCTCTTCTGCATCAGATAATGCTTGCAAGATTTCTTCTTCACGATTGCGAAGACTAATAACTTGATTAGCTCCAGCACTAACGCTCGCGTTAAAACCTTTATTAGCCTTTTCAGCAATTCCCATTTGTCTACGAACTTCAATTAGACTGCTGTTTAAATTACCAATATGTTCATCTACTGCACCAACGCCTTGAGTTGCCGCTAGAGTAAGACTTTCACTCATTTTATCAACGCGAGTATTGGCTAATTTTTGTAGTATCTCAAATAAGCCATAAGCAGCAATAGTAATAACTCCTATTGGTCCTCCCATTAATGCTATGCCTCTACCTAGCACTCCTGCTGCTGTAGCTGTACGAAGAAACGCAGTTGCTGTAGAAATTAATGAAGCAACTAATTTAACACTAAGCAAAATTGCTAATGCTTGTGCAATATCAAAAGTTGTTTTCAAATATAAAGCGAACCTATCTGAGTTAACAAACTCAATAGCTTTTTGAGAAAAATCAGTTAGCGCTTGAACTAGCTTTCGCATATTAGGTTCTGCATTACTTCCTAAAGCAATAGATAAACCTTCAAGACTAGAGTTTAACGCCAACAAGTCGCCATCTAAGTTATCAAAGTTAATCTGCGCTTGCTCTGTGGCTATGTTTGTTCCTGTTAGTGCAGTAGTTAGTATTGAAGTTGCGTCTGCGTTTTTAAGTAAAGTTGACGCAGTAACAACACCTTCTACACCAAACTTTTTAGTAACTTCTGTGACTGTTAGATTTTGTGCAGCAAGATTTTCTAGTGCAGTTCCTAAACCAACAACAGATGGTCTTAACCTCTGGTCTGTGTCTGCTTCTAACTTTAATATTATGTTTCTTAAACCTGTACCTGCTTCACTTGCTTTTAATCCACCCGCAGCAAGAACTTGAATAGCAGCGTTAGCCTCTTCAAAACCTACTCCCGCAGCAGCAGCCGCAGCTCCAGAATTTTTCAATGCAAGTGAAGTGTCTTCAATAGATGATGCACCAAGTTTAGAACCCGCTGCTAAAACATTAACAAAACGAGCAGCTTCTTCAGCACCTGCTCCAAATTGGTTTAATGATGTTCCTACGGTATTAGCAGCAGAAGCTAGGTCAACACGAGCAGCTTCAGCAAGTTTAACTGCTTCTTTTGTTACTGATGCCAACGCCTCTCCAGACTCAAGAAGGTCTGGCTTTGCACTAGCGATTAGCTTAAATGCTTCAGCAGCTTGGGATGCGGATAGAGTTGTTGTCCTACCAATTTCTAATGATTGCTCTCTCAAGAAATCAAGATTTTTACCAGTAGCTCCAGTAATCGCTGATAATTCACTTATAGAAGAACTAAAAGCTCTAGTATCGTTTGCGATTTTAGTTAGAATATTTCCTGCGCCAAGAGCAGCCGCCGCAGCACCCAATAGCTTAAATGCACCAGTAGCAGCAGTTGCGCCTTTTGTCATTGTTGCTAAATCTTGTGTGCCGCCTTTGACTTGTTTGGAGTCAACTTGTATTTCTAACTTGGCTACATCAACCATAATTTAATTCCTAAAATTACCTGAGCGTAACGCCGACCTAATATCATCGTCATTTACTTTTGGCGCTTCAACACTCTTAAACGGTGATACCGCTGTGCTGTCGTGGTATTTATTAGCGCAAGAAGTATAAATTGCTGAAAGTCTTTTTATCGTGTTACTTTCCCACACACTTAATTTGATTCCTGTCAAACCGCACCAACTACTTATTTCTTGCCAAGTTAATTCGCTTGGACCAATGGTTGCAAGCAAATCTATCAGGTAAGAAAAAGGCGCAATGTCTGGCATAATTGGGTCAGGGTTCGACTCAATTCTTGCCTTCGTTGCGCCTTTTTGATTAGTAGTGAGCCAAGCCCAATACCGCACATAATCTTCAAGTAGCTGGTTTAGGCTAAAAAATAATTAGCCCTATCAGCGGCAGCTTCTAACACTTGCTCCGCAATCCATGACCGCTTCTCGTATAACATTAGGGCATTCTCTTTACTGCACTTGAGAACTTCCTCGTTGTAAACGATGTTCGACCAAGAGACAGTGCATTCAGCTAGAATCTCACGAAGCGAGCGTTCTACTTCAGCTTCAGGCACTTTCCCATTGCGATACTTGTTTGCGTTTTTAGCTTGTATCCGTTTAGCTGTTTGATTCCACTTAGCGGAGTCTTTGCCAAGAACCTTGATAACAAGAGCCTTGCCTTTATCGTCCTCTAATAACTCACCAGTAACAGGGTGAGCCAACTCAACGGTAATGCCACTATTCGCAGCTTCTTTCAAATCAAATTGCGCTAAATCCATTCTGAGTTACCTTATGCAGTAACTGTCGAACGAGTGCGCTCCAAACTAATAGTCCTTTGAACTATTGAGTCTGCGCCCCCAGCGACAGTGTCAAAAGAAACAACCTTAC